GAACTGATGGTGCTCCACTTGACCCAGATGATGTGGCAAAGTATAAAGGTGAAGTCCCACCAGAACAACCTAAAAATGGAGAACAACAATGAGTGCGAAAGAATTTGTAGATGCGTTACAGAATGGAAAAAACCTAGATGCTGAAGATGCATTTAAAATGGCAATGTCGTCAAAAGTTGGTGATGCTTTGGAAAACAAAAGAAGAGAGGTTGCTGGTTCGTTAGTAAGCAACCACATACCAGAAGTAGAGGAAGATGAAACAGTTTAATTCGTTCTATACATCTCTACCAGAGAAAGATGAGCATAAAAAATCTAAGGAGTACAAAAAACTATCTCCTAAGATGAAAGATGCTGTGGACGATATTTTTAATAAAATGGACACTAAACCTTCAGATTTCCTAAATACTTTTGAAAAAACAATAAAACAAGTATCTAAAAAATATAAGGTGCCAGAGAGACAACTTATGGGATACTTTGAAAAAGAGATGTTAGCAATTTAGGAGTAGATGATGGCATTTAGATTAGTAAGACATATCGGAATAATTAATACACTTGGAGATGACGCAGCTCATTCTCTAGATCTTGGTGTGCTCAGTCCGAATAGTGCTGTAAGAGTTACAGAGGTTGGTGGAAATGATGTCTCTGTTAAAATAACGGAAGCAGGGACTGCTGCAACTGCGACAAATGGTTTCACACTAAAGGCAAACACTTCTACTCTTTTAACTCCAGATACAAAACCAACTATGGGGCCTGGCGAAGTATTATTGAATGGAACAGATAGTTCCAGTTCAAATGCTGGAGATACCATTACATTAGAAAGTGGGGTAGACTCAACAGGTAAGACTGTGTTGTTTTACAATAGAGCAGAGTCAAACTTCACCTTATCTGCGATAAACGAAACATCTGGTAGTGATGCAGTTGTTCGTGTTGAAGAAGTCGCACACGTTAATTTTGTTTAGGAACGATCATGGGATACACATTAAAATTAATATCAGAACATATTGAACAAGATACCGATTATCTCATAGAACAAGATGAGAAGGGTAATAAGAACTATAAAATAAAAGGTATTTTTATGCAAGCCGATATCAAAAATCGGAATGGTAGAATATATCCTATGGAAATTCTTCAGAAAGAAGTAAAAAGATATAGTAAAGATTACATCAGTCAGAAAAGGGCATTTGGTGAACTAGGACACCCAGACGGCCCGACTGTAAATCTGGAAAGAGCATCACACTTAATTACAAATCTCTATCCAGATGGAAAGAATTTCATTGGTGAGGCAAAGGTATTGTCAACACCAATGGGAGAAATTGTGAAATCTCTTATGGATGATGGTGCAAAACTAGGTGTATCATCAAGAGGAATGGGAAGTTTAGACCAAAAGAATGGGGCTAACTATGTGAGAAACGATTTTTATCTTGCGACAGCTGCTGATATTGTCGCAGATCCATCTGCACCAAATGCTTTCGTAGAAGGTATTATGGAAGGTAAAGAGTGGGTCTGGAACAACGGACTTATCAAAGAAGCAGATGTTGCAGAAATAAAAGAAACCATTGAAGAAAACCACAGAACAAATAATGCGGCTGCGGATGCTTTGGCATTTGCAAAGTTTCTTCAAAAACTTTAATTTTATAAATAGGTTAATAAAACATTATAAGGAGTAATCCCCATGGCTAATGAACTAGACAAAACCATTGAGGAATTAGAATCGGAAGTGCTAGAGGAGCTTGAAGAAGCTGAACATGGTGCGATGAAACTAAAACCCAATGCAACTGCTACTGACCCAATGCAGAAGTTAAAAACAAACCCAGAAGATGGTGGCATGGAAGCAATCCCTGGCTCAACACCAGATAAAGTTGCACCACATGGTGGAGCTGCAGCATCCAAAGGTGTAAAGTCAGATACAACAATTCCGAAAAAAGGAAAAGCTGACAAGATGGACAAGGCACATGGTAAAGCCGATGGCACACCAACACCAAACAGACCTCTTGCAGCAAGTTATGATCCAATGGACAGTTATACAGATGACGAGATCAGAGAACTGTGTCATTCAAAAGATCACGACTGTGCTACGATGGTGGAACATCCACAGTGGGGTAAAGGTAAACCAATTCTTAGATCACACGCAATTCCAGATGACAACGGATATGTTGAGTGGTATGACGTTCAATTCAAACATGGTGTTGAAGAAAAAGTCATGGCAGAAGACATGAGAATTATTTTTTCTGAAGATCATGGTAAAGACGAAGATATGCACCCAGAGAAAATGACTAAAACCCAACTTACCGCAACAATGGACAAGATGCTGAAAATGGCGAAACACGGTAAAAAGGACGATATGGTCAAAATGGTCAATGCAATGTATGGTGCAAATAAAGAGGGTGCTCACGAAGGTGCTCACGAAGACGATGAAAAGAAAGAGGCAGTGGAACTTAGACTGAAGTCCATTGATGTTTCTGAACACGTTGATGCCTTAGTTGATGGAGAGGGTGATCTCTCTGAGGAGTTCAAGAAAAAAGCTGCAACTGTATTTGAGGCTGCGGTAAAGTCTAAAGTACGTTCAGAAGTAGAACGTATGGAAGAAGATTACAGAAATGAACTGGAAGAAAATATGAACGCAACAAAGGATGAGTTGACTGAAAAGGTTGACACATACCTTAACTATGTTGTTGAAGAATGGATGAAAGAAAACGAGTTGGCAATCGAAAGAGGCCTGAAGGGTGAGATTGCTGAGGACTTTATTTCTGGTCTAAAACAGTTGTTTGAAGATCACTACGTTGACGTTCCAGATGAAAAGTATGATGTGCTTGAGGCACAATCAGAAAAGATTTCAGAACTAGAGGGCAAAATCAATGAAATGATGGAGAAGTCCATTGAGTTGAAGAATACAAACGCAACTCTAGTGAAGGAACAGGTCGTATCTGAACTAAGTTCAGATTTGGCTGAAACAGAAATTGAAAAGTTTAAGGGACTTGTAGAAGATGTAGATTATTCTGACGAAGAATCTTATCGTGAAAAGTTGGGAACACTCAAGGAAAGTTATTTCCCAAGTGTAAAACCATCTGATGAACCAGTCTCTTCAACCATAGATGATGTAGAAACTGGCAACGCACAATCGACTGTTGACACAACTGATTCAATGGCGGCATATATGTCTGCAATTGGTAGGTCTGTTAAGAAATAGGCGTGCAAAATGAACAATTTTATAAATAGTAGAAAATAATAAGGAGAAACCAAATGTTTCAAACAGAACATCTACAAGAAAAGTGGCAGCCAGTCCTAGAACACCCAGATCTCCCAAAGATTGAGGATTCATATAGGCGTGCCGTTACTACTATTATCTTGGAAAACCAAGAAAAATCAATTAAAGAGGACAGAAACTTCCTTGCAGAAACAGCTCCAACGAACTTTATCGGTGGTAATGCTTCTCTGGATACTTTCGATCCAATTCTTATCTCACTGGTAAGACGTTCCATGCCAAACTTGATTGCATATGACATTTGTGGTGTGCAACCAATGACTGGCCCAACTGGTCTTATCTTTGCAATGAGAGCAAGATTTGCTTCAATGGATGGTGCAGAGGCACTTGCCGATGAGGCTTTCCCAGATGTTGCAAACCAAAATGCTGCTGGAACTATCGGTGGTGGTGATATCGGTTCAACCGAAACTAACCCTGCCACTCTGAACGATAGCCCATCTGCTGGAACTTACACCAGTGCAACTGGTATGACCACGGTTCAAGGTGAAGCATTAGGTGACTCTGGAACAAATGCTTTCGCAGAAATGGCGTTCAGCATTGAGAAGCACACCGTTACTGCCGTAACTCGTGCCCTCAAGGCAGAATACACTATGGAACTTGCTCAAGACCTTAAAGCAATTCATGGTTTGGATGCCGAAACTGAACTTGCAAACATTCTGTCTGCTGAAATTCTTGCAGAGATCAACAGAGAAGTTGTAAGAAACATTTATGTTTCTGCTGTTGCTGGTGCTCAGGTGAATACAACGACTGCTGGTATCTTTGACTTGGATACAGACTCAAACGGACGTTGGTCAGTTGAGAAGTTCAAAGGTTTGATGTTTGCGATTGAGAGAGATGCCAACGCAATCGGTCAACAAACTCGTAGAGGAAAAGGTAACTTGATCCTTTGTTCTGCTGATGTCGCATCTGCATTGCAAATGGCTGGTATCCTTGATTATACCCCTGCTCTTAACAACAACTTGAATGTTGATGATACTTCAACAACATTTGCTGGTGTTATGAACGGACGTTTCAGAGTGTATGTTGACCCATATGCTGCAAACGTGGCTGCATCACAATACTACATTGTTGGTTATAAGGGAACTTCCCCATACGATGCTGGTATGTTCTACTGCCCATACGTTCCACTTCAGATGGTTCGTGCAGTGGGTGAGAGTTCATTCCAACCAAAGATTGGTTTCAAGACCAGATATGGTATTGCTGCAAACCCATTCCACACTGGTACAGTTGCTGCTAGTAACGATGGTGCAATCAATATCTCTGGAAACACCAACAAGTATTACAGAAGAGTTAAAGTTACTAACCTTATGTAATCTTTTTACCAACCAACCAAAAGAAGAGGGGACTTGTTCCCCTCTTTTTTTTCTTTATAAATACTATTATGACAACGGAAACATCACCTCTCAATAGACAACCAGATCAGTTGGATTATAGTAGTCCAACACAGTTTAGGTTTATTCTGAATCAGATACCTAAAGTGCAGTTCTTTGTTCAGACTGCGAATATCCCTGGCATAAGTTTGGGTGAAGCAGTAATACCAACACCCTACAAAGATATACCTTACGTTGGTGATAAGGTAACTTACGAAAGTTTGAATGTTCAGTTTCTTGTGGATGAAAGTTTAGAAAACTACATAGAAATGCATAACTGGATGATAGGTTTAGGGTTTCCAAAAACTAGACAACAGTTTACAGACTTTCGTTCTAGCACATCAAACACATCAAACGCAGCTGGTAAAGCACAAACTGATATAGGTAAAGTTGGTCAAGCAGTAGCAGAAAGACCTTTATATTCTGATGCGACACTTTCAATACTGTCAAATAAAAATAATCCACTCGTAGAGGTTCGGTTTGCTGATTGTTTCCCAGTTGCGTTGTCTGGACTAGACTATACACAACAAGTCGCAGATGTTGAATATCTCACAGCCACTGTTGACTTTCGTTATAAATTATATGAGATAGTGACTTTATAATACGGAGTGAAAATGAATTTGGATGAATTGAAACTTCAAGTCTCACAAGACTTGAGAGTAGATGATGAACACTTAGATACTGAATCTTTAAAAAATCAAGAAATCAAAGCAAAGTATTTAGACCACAAATCTAAATTTGAACTTCTTTTGTTTAAGGCAAAAGGAGATTACAAACGATTGTATCGTGAAAAGTGGGAATACTATGGTGGTAAAGCTGATGCAAAAATATATGCAAGTAAACCTTTTGACCTTAAAGTTCTAAAGACAGATCTAGGTGTTTATATATCTGCTGATGAAGAAATCATAGATGCAGAAAATAAAATAGGATATTTAGAAACAGTCGTTGATTACATCAAGGGTGTAATTAAGTCTGTGGATAATCGTGGTTGGGATATCAAAAATGCTATTGAATGGAAGAAGTTTGAAGCAGGGTTGACATACTAAATAATATAGTGACTTGATTAATGTAGGAGAAGAAAATGATTTGTGATATTTACGATAATGTGTTAGAACCTCATGTCGCAGAATTAATTGATATGGAAATGAAAGAAATAACTTGGCAATATGATTATAAATCTAATGGTAAAGAAGTTAATAAACATTGGCATACTTTTTGTGGACATGAAACAATTGAACCAGAGTATAGTTTCCTTAATTCAATTTGGGAAACTGCAAAAACAAAATATAACTTTGAGGAAAAATATAAAGTTCAATATTTTAAAAGAGTTTATTGCAATGCACACACTCATGGTATAGAACCACATTTACACATAGACGATGGCGATTTTACAATGATATATTATCCAAGACTTGATTGGAAACCAGAGTGGTTGGGTGGAACTGTTATTTGGAATGAACAAAAAAATGAGATAGAAAAATATGTAAACTATATTGGAAACCGTTTATTTGTTTTTGATGCAAAACTAAATCATCAAGCCATGCCAGTTTCTAGACAATGTTATGATTTAAGAACTTGTGTTGTTTTTAAAACTTTTAGAAGTGATGCAAATTCAGATAGGCTGGACTTCTATGGAAAAAATTAAGACGCATTTAGTTTTTCCCACGGCACTACATATATTCAATCATAAGATGGAGCAAGAAGAACAACAGATTATGGTTGATTATATAAAGGGTACAAAAAATAATGAAACCCTAGATGTTGCTGGTTTATCAAAACACACAAAAAATAATCTTCACAAAATACCAGAGTTTGCGAGGTTGAGAAATACGATCAATGACGCAACTCACGAGGTTGTGAAAAAGATGGAGTTCAAGTACGATTCACTAGAAATGACAGGGATGTGGGGTAATGCACTACCAAAAGGAAACGCACACGCACCACATACACATTCTAATCATCTTTTCTCTGGTGTGTATTATGTGCAGTCTGATGACCTATCATCCCCTATACAGTTTTTTGATCCACGGCCACACGCACACGTTATGAGGCCAAACAAAAATAAC